CATGTACCTATTCATCCTAATGAAGTACATTTCTACAGAGGTAACATACATGCTCATATTCATCATGTGAATAAGCTTGAGGAAGTTGTAACTAAGAATAAGTATAATGATCCTGGAAGTGTTCCCGGATTCACTAAAAACAAGTATTTTAATGTTGATGCTCATCTTTTAGATTACACACCCAGAACTCTTGATGAACTAATACTAAATAGAGATGATTACACCAGAAATAAGGAAGTTCATTAGTAAAATAACAAATGAACATTATGAATTAAGCAATAGTGATGATAAAAGCATGAACTATTTATGGTATATGTATTCTGAAGGTACTCACAAAGATCAGTATAAACCATTTATTTTTGCTGCAGAAATTAATCTTAATCTGGCTATGAATATGATAACACATGATGAGTCTAAAAACTTATTCAACATGTTAGTTTCACCAGATAAAGATAACTTCTACATGCTCTATACAATACTTAAGCATTATAGAAGCAAGAGACAAAAGAAATATGGAGTAGTTTATTATTCTGATGCATATAAAAATGTAAAGAAAGACTACACTGTTTTAATGATCTCTCATGAAATGCTTATAGGAAATTACACAGTCAATAAAACAAGATGATGACAGAAAAAACACTTAAGAAATTAGGCTTTATTAAGGTAAAAGCTAGAGATGTTGATACTAATAATGGATATGATTACTACTATTATATTCTAGACTTAGCACAAGGATTAAGTTTAGCATCTACAGACAGTGATGAAACTTTAAGTAGAAAAGGTTGGAAGGTTATCTCATGGGACATTCCGGATCTAGAAATAACAAAGAAAAAGCATTTAAAAGCTTTTATCAAAGTATGTAAAACAGTAATTAGAGATTAGCATGCAATCATTAAAACTCATTAAGAAAAATGGTAAGCTAACTTATCTAGAACCAAAAGATAAGTTGGCATATAAGATCTTTGAGGATAAAATCAAAGAAGGTCAGAAAATAGAAATGTATTTAGATCTTGCAGATACAGATCATAGCAAAGCACAGCTTGCAAAAGTACATGCCTGTATTAGAGAATTAGCCAAAGAGTCTGGTTATACTTTTGAAGAAATGAAAGAGATCATCAAAATTAGATCAGGCATAGATGATAAATCATTTACTCTTTGCAGTAAAGATGAACTTATGCTTGCCATTGAATGTTGTATCCAAATTGGATTAGATAACTACAACCTTAGTCTAGGGTAGGAGCTACATAGCCCTCATCTCCTGGTTCTAGTACTTCTTTCTCATCAAACAGGTTGTTCTTAGTAACAGACTGTTCAATCTCAGCTAACAATAAAGTAACTGTATAGAAAGATTTTTGAAGCTCATCTAAATCAGCATATTGATCAGTTGTGATTTTTTTAAGATAAGTTTCTTTATCATCTGTTTTAATCTGATTGAAAAGGTAAAATGAAAGTGCTTTTACCATTAGATAATAGGTCTTGTTGACTTTTACATCTACAAGAGCATCATCTTTCATTTCTTTAACTTTAATTGCCATAGTAAAAAATTTTCAACAAATATAACAAATTATGAGTAATAAGATAAACATAGAAGAACTTAAACAAAAATTGTTTGACAAACTAGAACCTAGTGGTTGGGGCAAAATTCTTAAACCTTTTATATTTAGTGGAGACTTTGACAAGATTCTTAGTCAACTTGCTAGAATGTCATTGGACGGTAAAAGATTTACTCCAACAATGAAACAAATGTTTAGAGCATTTGAAGAATGTCCTTATAGTGAATTAAAAGTTGTGATAATTGGGCAAGATCCTTATCCACAATTTGGAGTTGCTGATGGAGTTGCATTTAGTTGTAGTAATACAGGTGAGCTACAACCTAGTCTAAAGTTTATGTTAGATGAAATAAATAGAACAGTCTATAATGGACACCCTGGTAGTTTAGATGTGGATTTAACTAGATGGTCAAATCAAGGTATCCTAATGATCAATACAGCTCTCACAACAATAATTGGTAAAGTAGGGCAGCATTATACATTATGGAAACCTTTCATTGCATATTTACTTGATCATCTTACATGGAATAATAATGGGCTTATCTATGTTTACATGGGTAAACAAGCTCAAGAATGGGCTGATTGCGTTAATGACAACAATTACAAGATATTTGTGAGCCATCCTGCTAGTGCAGCATATAATAAAGAAGAGAAATGGGACTCCAAAAACATGTTTGTTGAAGTTAGTGAGTTAGCAAAAAAACAATGGAACTATTCAATTAATTGGTGATGGAAGAAATATTTAATAGGTTAATAAAAGAAGATCTTTCCCCAAACACATATTATGTTTTACATTGTATGAAAGAAAAGATTGTACCTAATCAGTTTGTCAACGCTGCATTGGAGAGCAAAAGACTGCAAAAGGATCATTGGATTACTGAGGATTTGGAATTAACTCCAAAAAGTAATATCTTTATGGAAGAAATTAATGGTTTCTTTAGGAAAAGCAAGAAGAAAACTTCAAGAGATTTAATGGGTAATGAGTTTTCACAAAAGATACTGGAATATGTTAACATATTTCCTAATAAAAAACTATCTTCTGGAAAATATGCCCGGGTCAATCCCAAGAATCTTGAGAGCACATTTAGATGGTTTTTTGAAACTTATGACTATAATTGGGACACCATTATTTCAGCCACAGAAAGATATGTTGATGAGTACAGTTTGAAGAATTATGAATTCATGAGAACTGCCCAGTATTTTGTTAGAAAACAGAATATTGATAAGTCTTTTGACTCTGATTTAGCAACATACTGTGACCTAAAACAGTCTGGTTATGATGATGATAACTATGATGTATTTAAAGAACTAGTTGTATGAGAAAATTAATGCTGATTATAATTGCCATTGTGGGGAGTGCATGTACGTTTGCTTTTGTAAACTTACTTGTTTTGGAGGTAAGCATTATTCAGTATGTATTTATTGAACTTATCATATCAGGATTCCACTGGCTTTACAACAAGGCAAAAAAAGATGTATTAACCAATCCAAATTAATATTATGGCAGAATTATTCAATGGCGCACAGCCTTTATTACCAGTAAGTGAGAGAGATGCTCTAGAAAAAGCAATTCAAAAGATCAGAGCAAGAAGAAAAGGTGAGCTTAAATCTCTTAAAAGTGCATGGCCAAAATTTAATGATGCCTTTTGTGATGGATTGGAGTGGAGAACTATCACTGTAGTAGGTGCTAGGCCCGGGACCGGGAAGACTTTGTTTATGGAGCAATTGATCTCAGACATAATTGAGTTCAATAAAGATCAAGATTTTAGAGTCTTGAAGTTTCAGATGGAGATGCTTGATGAGACCAATGGTGTTAGAAAGCTGAGTATGAATACAGGATCTGATTACAATACACTAATGAGTAAGGGAGAACCTGTTGATGAAGCAATTTATTGGAAATGCGTAGACTTCTATGAGAAATCCAAAGAGAATGACTTCATTGATGTGGTATATGATGCCTGCACAGTAGATGAGATGTGTGCCACCATTGACTATTATGTTAAAAAACACAAGAATGAAGATGGCACCTTTCCTAATGTACTTGTTGCAATAGATCACTCTGCTCTATTTAGAGTTGGTAAAGGACAGAAAGATAAATTTGAGATGCTTGGAGCATTGGGGGAAGCCCTCACAATGATGAAGAAAAAGTATCCAGTTGCCTTTGTTGTATTGAGCCAGCTAAATAGAAACATTGATGATGTAAAGAGACAAGAAGAGGGTAGTTACGGTAATTATGTGTTAGATTCTGATATCTATGGAAGTGACTCATTACTGCAACATGCAGATGTAGTTCTAGGTATTAATAAACCTTCTGTACGTAGATTAAAGCAATATGGCCCTGAGAGGTATTTGATTAGTGATCCAGACACATTGGTGTTCCACTTTCTTAAATCTAGAAATGGTGTTACAAGAATTGCTTTCTTCAAATTGGACAGGACTACTATGCGTATTATAGAAATTGAGCCTCCAGGACAAGCAACAAAGAAATTAGGTCTAAATTAAATTAATGCAAATGAGTATTAGAAAAGAAAAAGAAAGTGAATTCTTTGTACATCACATTGAGACATTTAGAAAACTAGGATTATCTGATCCTTTCTTTACTATTAAAACAGCATTTTTCCAGAAAGGTAAGTATGGAAGACAAGTGCAGTTTTTTCAGTGGGAACTTGAAAAAGATCAGGACATCTATGTAGAGTTCTATGATAATGTGAATGACATAAACAACAAAATTGTTGATCTTAAACCAATGAATGCTGATAGACAGTTGTTTAAGTACAAGCTCAACAAGTATTTTGCTGAAGAGTATGAGAAGAAAGAGAGTGCAAATTCTCAAGGTGAACCCTATTTCACTTATACTGTGCCAGTAAATGAGTTACTAGCAGTTCTAAAAGATGGAAGTGAGATTACTCACTCTCTTTATGAGAAAAGAAAAACATCACTAGGTGAAGTAGAAGCAGAAGGTTTACCAAGACTTCAGAAAAGTCTAACTCCAAGTCTGTTTCCAGATTTTGAGGATGAGTTTCCTAAAAAAGAAGAAGAGGTACCATCATTTGGCCTAGAGAGCAAACCTATAGCTGAAACATCTAATAAAGATGAATCAATTATAGAAATATGTAAAAGAATTTCTGAAGATTTTCAAAAATTAGCAGTAGCTATATCTAAATTAAAGTGATATGAGTACAATAGTATTGCCAACTAAAAAAGTTAAAGCAGACAGAGTTAATCCCAAAAGATTGATTATTTATTCAAAACCAAAAACAGGTAAAACAACAGCTTTTGCCGGTCTTGAGGACAACTTGATAATAGATCTTGAAAATGGTTCAGACTATGTTGATGCTCTTAAGATTAAAGTAAACAGCCTTAAAGAATTACAAGAGGCTGGTAAAGCTATCAGAGATGCTGGTAGACCATATAAGTATGTTACTATTGATACAGTAACTGCATTAGAAGAAATGGTTATGCCTCTTGCTGTTAAGCTTTACAGAGCTACACCTATGGGTAAAAACTATGATGGAGACAGTGTAATAACTTTACCAAATGGTGCGGGTTATTTATATATTCGTCAAGCATTCTTTCAAGTTTTAGATTTTATTGATACCTTAGCACCCCATATTATTTTATCTGGGCACATTAAAGATGCTCAAGTGAATGATAAAGGTGACATGGTATTATCTGCAAACATTGATTTGACAGGTAAAATTAAGTCTTTGATATGTGCTAATGCAGATGCAATTGGTTATATGTTTAGAAAAGGTGATAAAACATTTATTAATTTCAAAACTAATGAAGAAGTTACCTGTGGAGCAAGACCAGAGCACTTGAGAAATGAAGAAATAGTAGTTTCTGAAATGATTAATGGTAAGTTAAAAACTTATTGGGATAAAATTTACATTTAATATTAATAACAAAAACAAAAAACAAAATGGGATTAAGTACTACAGACTTAGCAACAGGCTCAGGAATGCCTAAAACAATTGCACCAGGTAATCATGTATTGAAAATTAATAGCATTGAGCTAGAAGATTTCAAATTTATTGATGGAGCAAAACATATGATTCTTCATGTTGAGACAGAACCAATTGAAGGTTTTGAAGGATTTATGATTGACAAAGATGACGCAAGTAAAGGTAACTATACTGGTCAAATTGGTAGAGTAAAAGCAAGCCAGTATGCTTATGCAGATGGTGAAACTAAATCTGGTCAAAAGATACAAAGAGATAGATCTATGATGATCTTCTTACAAAATCTTTGTAAAACTGCTGGAATCAATGATTGGTTTATTGCTCAAGATAATCTTCATGAAACTGTTGAAGATTTAATTATTGCATTCAACAAGACAGCTCCATTCAAAGGTAAATATCTTGAATTCTGTGTTGCTGGTAAGGAGTATGTTGGTAAAACCGGCTATACAAACTATGACATGTATCTTCCAAAAGGAGAAAAGAACAGATATGCTTATGGAGAAATAGAAGCAGGTAAAGTTCTTGTATACAATGAGGCAACTCATTTGAAAAAAGTAGAAACAGCTGAAGTTAAAAACTTTGGTGATGATGATGACAGTGTAGGAGATTTTAATATTTCTTCAAAGTCTTCATCTGACTTCTCATTAGACTAATAAGTTTAGGGGGGAGTCATGTGCTCCCCCTTTTATATTAAAAAGGGTGCTATGATTTCAACAAAAAATTTAGTTTCTGAAATATTTGAGGTACCCAGAGAATGGGTATTTGAGCATTATTTAGGACTTACTGAAAGATTAAGTGGACAAAGTGTAAAAATTAAGTCTGTATTTAATCTTAGTGAAAAAACACCTTCCATGTGTGTTTACTTAGATGATAGAGGAGTCTATAGATTCAAAGATTTTTCATCTGGTAATTGTGGTGATGGATTAAGCCTTGTAGAGAACATGTTCAATCTACTTTCTAGAGGTGCAGCAAGCAACAAAATTTTAAATGATTATAACACTTTTATTCTAGACAATGAATATAGTGCAGTCAAAGAGTATAAAGCCTATGGAAAATATCAGGTTCATGATTTTGAAATGAGACATTGGAATATGTTTGATCAAAGATTCTGGATGAGTTTTCAAATTGGCTCTAAAACCTTGGACAGGTATAATGTAGTTCCTCTACAATATTATACTATGAGAAAAGTAGATGAACTAGGTCTTATTTTTGATATTAAGATTGATCTAAACTTTATCTATGGCTACTTTAAAGAAGATGGTACACTTTACAAAATCTATCAGCCTAAGCAAAGAGATAAGAAGTTTGTTAAAGTAAAAGATTACATTCAAGGATCTGAACAACTTGTAGGTTCTAAGTATTTACTTATTCTTTCATCTCTCAAAGATGTCATGGCATTTACTAGACTTGGTATTAAGAACATTGAAGCAGTTGCTCCAGACAGTGAGAACAGTATGATTCCTGAAAGTTTTATAAAAAAAGCAAAAGATAAATACAATAAAATCATAATCATGTTTGATAATGATGAACCTGGTTTAGAAGCTGCAAAGAAATACAAAACTAGATATGATTTAAATTATATTAACTTATATATGTCTAAGGATCTATCTGATTCTGTAAGAGATCATGGGATTGAAGCTGTAAGAG